CGGTGAAAGGAAAATGCATGTTAGTGTATCATTAGTGATCCTCCCCCCCTTATCACCATTGCAATGGGGCATAAGGCACATAGTGCCAAATTGCCCGTCCTAAAGGGCGGTATTATCATACCCCATAGATTTAATGATTTTTGCTCTAGTGGGCAAAGAATCACTAACGTCTACGTTGTATTCAAACTCAAATATCCTAATGAATTCAAGACGAATTTCATTAAATTGCTCCTCATTTACATAATACATAATTTCATATAGCGCAGAACTAACTGTGGCTATCATCTGATCAATTATAGAAACACTATCCGATGGTGTATGCCATTCAAGCATCTTGTATATAGAGTCAATGTCTAGTCTAGCCACGTATCTATTAAACTCGGTGCTCCAATGAAATGTTCGTTTCAAAAAAGATAAATCCTTTACAGGCACAAAAGGGTTAACAACTTCTCCCTTAGAACTGGTAGTAAATTCCATTCCATACACATCTCTACAGAACTTTGCATATGTAACACAATTGAATCTATCTCTGATAGCCTGTTTTACAGCAGCTAACAAGTCATCACCATATGTCCTAGGGAAGACGAATTTAAAGAAATCGTCCATAGTTAAGGACTCATGAGTTTCAAAATAATACAACATCATAATTAAATTGCGTAAGCAATTAAAATCTGCTGTTCCGTAACTTACGCTAGTCATAAGCCCAGGCACTACGAAAATGTCTCCATTGACCGCAATGACAGGACAAATCATATCAGTAAGAACTCCTTTCAACAGTTTAATGGCGGCTTCGTTATATCCCTTTCTTCTGAGTACTTTGACTATAACAGTTGCTACAGCAAAGCCAATTTCAAAAGGCATTTCTTTATCGAATCCTTTATAATCACCGTCAAGACCTCCTTGGCCATCTTCAACAAAATTCATCATGTCGTTAAACAACTTGTGTGCGTCTTTATACATATTGATGCCTACGGAACATTTAAACACATCATTGAATTGCACCATTAAGGAAAAGAAAGGAGCAAGTAAAGAACGGGCTAAAATCAAATTGTCTAAGGGAGCCGGGTAGAACATACGTGTCTTGCCCGCCTTAACTTTATCAATCGGACGTGCCTCGTCCTTGAGTTTTGCGTCAAAGACTGTGCCTTTAGTTTCTCCTTTCATATAGATGTCTATAGAAGCCTTGATTTTATCCATTAATTCTTGAGTGGGTATTCTAATAACCCTGGTCTCATCTTCGATTTCCTCATCAATTGGAATGAACTTAGATTTCTTTCCTTTAAAACCATAACCAGCTCCCGTATTGGCATTTATGCGTCTAATGTAATCGTCATTTGGAGAACCGTTTATTGCTTCTTCCAAAATAAGTGGACAC